TTTTTCTTCATAATAGCATCCTCGATTGGAACAAGCAATATATTCGGTTGGTATTTCTATTTCAACACCTTTGTTTAGAGATTTTTCATAATGAATTCTTATTTCTAAATTGTTATTACATAAGGGACATTTTCTACTTAAAGATTTTTTAAATTTCCCAAATTTAGACATAACTACTTTCCTCTGGTTGCGTCCTTTATTATTGAAGAATCTTCTAATTTTTCTAACAATTCCAATCCAGATTTTTTAAGTTTTTCAACTTCTTCTGGGGTTATTTCTGAAAATTTTTCTAAAAGAGAATATAATTTTTCAACAAGGTTTTCAACAACAACACCGATAGAACCTGAAAGCATTATGCCTTCTTTTACCTCTTGAACAATTTTATCTTGTTTATCTATGAAACTATCATAATTATCAATTTTTTCTCTCAAAGCATTCCAAAAAGATTCATCTCCATAAAGTTTAGATACAAACCCTTCTCCAGGGTCAACATTTGTTAAAATTTGTAAAATATAATTTAGCTGATTATATTTTGCCTCAAATAAGTTATAAGGGGATACAGACAAAAGACGTTCTTTATCAACACTAAAATAATCTTCTATATATCTTTTTATAAGAAAAACCTGTTCGGGAACACTAAGGTGGGGCAGAAGTAAGTATTTAGTCCCATTATATTCCATTTCTATGGGTTCTAATTTTTTATATTCTAATACTACTTTTACTATTTTTCCATTTTCTTCTTTTTTATCAGTCATTTTTTCTCCAATAATATTATTACACCGCCATCTTTACAATGGCGGTGTATTTATTTTTTTACTCTCCTATTGCAACCCAATTTACGTCCACAAAGTTCCCCGAAGAAGCAACGGGTGTAACATCGCCCGTACCTGTTGGAGCCCAACAATAAACGTGGATATCTCCCGCAGTGCTTCCCGAAACTGCGCTTACCCACGCATGATTGATAGTTGGACTTCCCGATAAAGAAGCAACCACAGAGGTAACCGAGGTTAGACCGGTTGTTATAATTTCTTCTGCTGAAGAAGGTGATATGCTTCCGCTTGTAACCAGGGTTAAAGCCTGAAGTGCAACAACATCATCTTCTAAACTAGAAACAACTGTTCCCAGGCTAACGTTTTGTGCAGCGACCATGCTGTTATTTAGGTCTGTTATTTGTTTTGATGTAAAACTCATATTTTCATTCTCCTTCCATTATTTTTTTATAATTCTATTATGTCTCCAATATTAACATTTTCATATTCTTTTGAAATTGGAATTCTTGAGCCTTTTCCGTCTTCAGAAGATAAAACAATTTCTTTCCCAACAATACCAAGAATTCTATATTTCTTTTTAAATTCTTTTTTTACTGTAGCCTTTCTTTTTTTTACGGGTTCTCTTTGTTTTACTTCTTTTATTGGCTCTTTATCTTCTTTTTCTTCTACAATTTTTTCTTCCTCTTTTGCCATAAAATTCTCCTTGTATATTGGGGGCAAATTGATGCCCCCAATTTTAATTTATTTTTTTAGGCTGTCACTGTTACAACAGCAGAAGTATCAATTGTTGAAGCTGATGTTGCGTAAACATCAATTGTGGATGAACCAGCAGCAATACCTGTTACAGTGCCAGTATTTGCCCCAACTGTTGCGCTACCGGAATCTGTGCTTGAAAATGTCAACTCTGAATTTGGAACCTTAAATGAGTTACCAGCATCAGGAATAGCATAAACAACTAATGTAGTTGTATTATCAACCGCAAGAGTAAAATCTCCACCAGAAATACTTAAGTCATAAACACCATCATACCAGTTACTATTGTCAATAACTTCCACAATCTTAGCATAATATTCGTCTGTACTGCATGCTTCGCCAGCAGACGCACTAGGTGTATACGCAAGAGCCGTACCAGTCAAAGGCGTTGAAGCAACACCGTCAGCGGTCATTGAAATCGAGAAAGCACCAGATAACACTACTTTTGGCGCAATAACCTGTACCATACCAATTTTGTTTGTGGTTACATCCGATGAATTTAATTGTGTTTCAAGAACCAATTTTACAACACTTGGTAACATATTTGCTTTAATTGTAATTTCTTTACCTTCACTTGTGTTTGCAGTATAATAACGTACACAATATTCTCCGGAAAGGTCTCCGTCAGTTTCTCCAACAATACCACTAAAATCATTTCCGCTAAATACAATTCTTTGACTTCTATCGCTTGAATCGGTTGCCCAACCATAAATAGCGGTTTCTGTACCATAAGCCAGTGGCGTTGAAGCTACGGTTCCAGAACCAGAAGCAGAAACAGTTACGGTTTCCTCTTTGTAATAATCACCCAATTCGTAATCACTACCAATTGTTTCTCCGAGCATGAATAAATTCCATTGTGATTCTGTAATAGTAAATGTCATTTCTCCGGTATGATAATAAATATATTGAAGCTGATTACCTTTTCCGCCTCTTACAGGCGAAGAACCAAGAGAAACCTCAATTGAACTGTCTAATAGTGTTTTTCCTGTAAATAGTATTTCGTCATTGTTGTCGTATGCGTAAACATCAGCAACACTTGTTAAAAACTTTTTAGTCATAATATAATCCTCCTAATTTTCTAGCGATGCTTTTATTTTGCATCTTCTAATGATAGTTTTCTTCTGAATTCCTCCAAACCCAGAGAAACATCTTTGTATTTGTCTTTTTTCTCTAAACCGGATAACCAAGATTTGATAACCGATTTATCTTTAAATTCAACCATGCCAGACATGGATGCAGACATAAATATTTTATAATGCATGTAATGGTCAAATCTCCTAACGCTTTTTATAAATTTTCTAATGCTCATCTCATAAATGTATTCCAATTTCCACCCCGTTACAACAGATAGGGATATAATATAATCCTCTAATGTTGCTGGATTTTCATCGCTTTTATTTTTGTAAGACAAAGCATTTTCTAAAGAATCTCTTACGTCTTTAGAAATATTTTCATCTGGCAAATCAACGAGATTTTGCATACAGATTATTCTTTTTATATTTTTATAATCTGAATCATAATATTTTTTGTTATTTATTAAAAAATATGGATTGTGTAAATCTTTATAAAGGTAAAATCTAACTATGCTTTTTTGTGGATTTTCAAAAGAATCATTATCTCTTAAACATAAAGATAAAATTCTATCGAAAAAATAAATATAAGGTTTTTCTGATTTTTCCTTTTGAGTAATATAATGTAAATATTCTAATTCTTTCATTGAAATTACTTTAGCGTCTGGTATGCTATTTTTATCTGTTAAAAAACAATCAGCATATCCATAAAAGGCATAATAATCTCTCAATCTAACGGGATATATATTTAAATCCCTGTAAATTATTGGTTCATCAAAAGTTAGATTGTTAATATTTAAATTAGTCATTACTATCCTTTCTTGCCATTTTTGTTGTAAATATTATTTGTTTACCACCAAAAGGAATTTGTCCAACCTCAAAAAGTCTCGAACTTGTATCTTGAGCGTTATTAAACGTCAAAAGACCAAGACCGCCAACATCAGCACCGTTAAATGTGGCTAATAATTCTTCTGTAATTGTGTCAATTCTTGTTTGATAATTTGACATATGGTTTATTTTATAATGAGAATATATTTGCATTGTTATTTCTGCCATACCAAGAGTTCTATTGTAACCACGAGCATAATATGGAAAAATTCTAATAACGGTTGTTTCTGTAACAAAAACATCTGGTTGTTTATCATCCATAAAAACGTTATATTGGGAAGCATCTTCTTGCCCCGCATAAACTAATTCTGCTTTTTCGGCTCTTGTTAAATTTTCTTCATTCCAAGCGTCTGGTCCAGAATATTTTAAGAGCTTCCAAACCAACTCGTCATTATCAATAAGATATTTTATACAATTATATGAAAATTTTGCAAATCCCGGAAAATTATTATACGCTTTTTCTCCGATATTAGGTGTAATTATAGTCATATTACCACGCTCCCTTTAAGAAGATATCAAAATCTTTTGAGACATCCCCGTTATCACAGGTAATTGTAAGATGAGAAGTATTATTTCTCAAAGAATTTTCTATAGAGAAAGTATTGTCATCTATCTGTGTAAACGTATAACTTGTTATTGGGATATCATTGTTTTCACAAGTTATTGTGAATGTATCTGCTTGTTGTACACCGTTTTCATATAAATAAACCGTATATTCTTGAGTTAGTCCTTCTAATATATAATTTGTTGTAGGACTTATAACAATGTCGTTTATTGTCTCTGGCGTATCCGTAACCGTCACAGCGCACGTGTCGTTTGTTGAATTATCTTCCACATTTGCCACAATTATACATGCGCCGTTTTTTATTAATGTAATCAAACCAGAAGAACTCACCGTTGCTATACTAGGATTCGTTGTAGTCCATGTTGTATCTCTTGTTACTGTGTCTCCGTTATATGTAATTGTTGTACTTAATTGATATGTATCTCCCGCTGTGCCTTGTATTTCTGATTTATTTATTTCTATAACATATATGTTTGTATTTTCGTTAGCATAGCCGTTTACAATATCGTCTAATTCTCGATTTACAAAATCCGCAATTAAATCTAAAATAATTATTTTTACAGAATCTTTATCATATGTTTTTTCTGATGTGAAATCATTAACACCAGTACCAATAACTCTGTAACATGTCCAATGATTTTCATTTCCAAACAAAAACCTTTGATTTTCACTGATAAGATTTGTTCTTTCGTTGAATTGACAAAATATGTGCAAAAAACCACCGGGTGTTAAAAAAGCCGAACCCTGAGTAGAATAGTTTCTTGGCTCTTTTACCAATCTTTCAATAGAACAAGGTTCTTCGTAATAAGCCCCAGAATCCTCATCAATCCACCGAAGAGTATTATTACATCTTCTTATTGTACATGTTCCCGTTAAGTTTTTTCTATACTCTGTATTTGTTGTTATCCATATATTGTTATCAAATCTGTAAAGTTTTCCAACCTCGATGTTGTAATCTATTTCTTTAAAAAAGAGTGTTTTAAAGTCATCTCCTAATTTAACACCGGTTTCAGCGTTAATAGTGTGAGAAATTCTAACGTCTATATATTGATATTCTTGAGAACCCAAATATGTTTCTTCTTCAATTGAATACCAGTTTGAGGCATTATAAAATTGTTCATTCAATGTTTCTTGAAAGAGTCTGCGGTAATTGTCTTTTGGATATTTACCTTTTTGAGCAGAAGCCTTTATTGAAAGGGGGATATATTTATATTTATACATGATTAATCCCCCTCAAAACTTTGGTTTGCCCAATCATCCCATTCCACATTTCCGTAATCATAATTTTGTAACATTTGTGAACATTTCTCTTTTACAATATTTAGATAAGTTGTTTTCTCTCGCAAGTTTTGTGCTTCCGAAGCTATTTTGAAATCTCTGTCCGTTATATGCAAATTCATTTGAGTTACATCGTTTACCAATTTTTGTAACCAGTATTTCATCATTAGCGTAGAAAGTATTACTTTGTTTTGAGCCGTAAGTGTTATACAAAATTCTTTGGCATATTCATCGTAGGCTAAACTTTGATCGCATTGAGAAAAATCATTAATTGAAAATATCAACCATGCTTCTAAATATGTATCAAAATCATCTTCTGAGGTTTCGAATAAATCTGTAAGACGATAATCTGTTATTTGTTGCATAAAGAGGTCATAAACCTCTCTCAAAGAAGTTCCCATAAGACCTCCTATAATTTATTTATTAGTCGTTTTTTAGTATTTCTTCAAATCTTTTTATATCTTCTACTCTTGATTTGATATCAATTCCAGATGAACGAGAAATTTTATCAATAATATTTAGGTTTACTGAGTCGGAGTCTTCTTTAATTTTTTGAGTAATAAGTTCGATGATAATTCTTTGTTGTCTTGGTTGTGCTGACTCAAAAATATCAACGCATTCTTCGTCTTTTGTTTCAAGTATTTTTTCTATTTTAGATTTATCTAATATATTCTTATATTCATCTTTTAACCCAAGCATTTCAACGGCAGATTTATTCATAATATAAAAATAACCGCTTTTTGTAAAACTGGGGTGAACATCTATAATATCAATTAAATCCCTGAACAAAATATTTTTTATCTCTCCAAATTCAGTAAATTTTTTATGTTTTCCTTCGCCTTTTTCTCTTGTTGAAAGAGTTAATGTATATGGAAGAAGACTCATAACCTTAATATAATCGTCTTGTGCAATTTCTTCGCTTTTAGTATTATCTGCTTTTTCTTCTAAAAACTTTTCCATTTGCAAAAGCTTTTGTTTTAATTGTTCTAATTCAGATAACTCATCTGTTTTGTTATTTGTAGTGCTTTTTGTAGTCATTTTTCTCCCAAAAATATTTTGGAGGGGTACAAATAGTATCCCTCCACTATTTTATTTTTATTAAATTGTCATTGTCCCAGCGACAGCGTTTGTTGCAACACCAGTACCCCAACTCTTGAACATGGTTGAAGTTTGAACTAAATTGGCGTTTTGATAAACATCATCGGTATGTGATAGAGTTGAACCCTCTAATACAACTTTGATGATTTTGTCTGCCGAAGGTGTAATAAACCAAATACGATCATCGTCAAGTTTTAAGCCAAATGGGTCTGTCCAGTCGGCAACTTGAGGCAGAACCATAAGGTCTGTTCCCAAGAAGTTTCGAATATAACCGAGTTTTACATATTCGCTTTGTAAATCGTATCGGTAGTTTGCATCACTAGGCATAACATTTCCTAGTGCAACTAATGTGCCTACAGCAACAGGACGGTTTCCACCATTCCATGTTTGTACAGCCTGTGATAGTCGCAAGAATTCACTTTGTGAATATCCGGCGGTTTTTAAGCCAGTGCTAGCTGTATCATCGAGTGCGTCCATAGCTGTTTTGAATGCATCATAAACATCGTATGAAAGTTGTGTTTCGAATGAACGAACCATCTTTGATACTAATGGTGCTAAAGATTCTTTACCAGCAAGAACTTTCATTAAAGAAACAAACACAGTTAATTCTCGGGGTTCTGGTAAAATGGTAACTTGACCCTTAAATTGTTTGTGTAGTTCTGTGGTTCTCTTTGAGCGTCCGGCTTTGGATACAACAAAAATATCACGTGGTTCTACATCAAAAGCTGTGCTATCGCCCCATCCAATTGTTCGGACATCTGAGAACATTCCCACTGAGTCAATAATAGCATCAGGAAGAACCATATCAATCATTGCCGAAACAACCGCAAATGTAGCCCATTTTAACATGGGATGTGTCGCCCATGTTTCAATTGGAAAATCATCAAAGTTTTGAATTCCGGCTACTCGCATGATTTCTCGTCGTAAAGTGGCGTTCATTTTTTCTTCTTTTTCAGAAAAAGAAATAGGAACCAAGGTGTCTCCGTGTTTCTTATCTTTAAAATATTCTTTAAATTCAATATTTGTTTTACCCTGTGTTGATCGCCAATGATTGTAATAATCAACAAATTGTGTATAAGGTTTTAAGTGACTTTCTCCGCCCGCAAACTTAATTACCTGATTAGGGATTTTTATAGTCATAACGTATACCTCCTGTTTTATTTTTTTATGTTTTTTAGATTTGAATACATTCGAGTTGATATGCTGTCACACGTTGGGTGTCAATTGAGCCGTCGGCTAGAGAAATATATGTTGTACTATGATATTTGAAATCTAATCCGGAAGTAGCTTCTGCACTTTCCCATTGCAATTTAAAAGAATCTGCTTGTGGGGCAGCGTATGTGTGTGAGCTAAACTCATTTGAAAATGCATCCGCAGTTAAAGTAATAATGTCGCCAACCTGTGGTTTAAACGCACTAAAAACTTTACTTGCTTGATTATAGAAATTTCGTGGGTCTGGGTCTAATCCACTATATTTTGAATCCGTTAAAACTACTTCATCCCCAGAATAAGCCATCCAACAATTTGTTGGTGAACCGGCAGTGGGTTGTTTAATTTCCCATACTTCTGTTAAACTACCAGAAGTAATTTTATCATCAATAACGAAAACGTCTCCATTGTCAATGGTGGATGCGCTTGTACCGTAGTCTATAACATGTCGATTCAAAGAATCGATATTCATAGCCATAATTGCATTTGGAACCAATACTCCGTGAGTCATAATTTTTACCTCCTAATATTTGTTTGTTTTTAATTTTTTTCGTCAGCCCAAAGGTCGAATCCGTCATTATATTCTTCCTCTTCATCGTTTTCTTCGCTGTGGGGCATTCCGACTTTAGTAACATTTTTATCGCTACGAATAGCGAAATCAAATGACTTTGCCTTACATTCAGTTTTCCATTCGTCTATATTTTCAATAGAATAGTTTTCTGCTTCCTTAATCATTTCTTCTTTTGCTTCTTCGGGAACAATAACTTTCTTTTCTATTTCTTCAATAGTCGCCATAATTTCAATCTCTTTGTTTTTGGCTTCTACTTTGCTCTTAAATTCTTTGAGCTTTTCATTTTCTTCCATATAAACTTTATTTTTCTTCGCCATTTCTTTAATAGCTTTTGCCATCTTTTTCATTTTAGCAAACATACCGCTCATTAGAATTTGAGGACTGGCATATTCTTTCTTTTCGAGTTCTTTCTTAGCCATTTTGATTTCTTCTTCTTCTTCGTCCTCAGCAAAAAGGGAACTCATTTCTTCCATGTTGAAACTATCGGGATATTCAAAAGGCATTTTCTTATCTTTTTCTTCTTTATTTTCCTTACCTTTTTCTTCCTTTTCTTTTGGAGTTTCTTTTTCTGGCTTTTCTTCTTTTGGAAGTTTTTCTTCAAACTCTTCCTTGTCTTTTTCTAAATCTTCATTTATTTTGTTCATAGATATCTCCTTTTTATTATTTCCTAATTCTTCAGAATCGTCTTCTGACATTTTTTTATTTTTTCTAATCCATTTCCCGTCAACAACCTTATGTGTTTTCTTAAAATTAGAAATTGCAATTGCCCATCCGTTTTTATTCTTATCAACTCCAATTGAGTCTGCTTGTCTGGCTATCTCATTGGCTTGTCCAACTGATACGGGAGGACTTATGCCTTTTAACGCCGGATTTATATCTCCCTTCTTTTTATAAGGGAAAGTTACTATCGTTTCATCTTCACCGTCAATGGTTATTTCTTCAATAAACTCTTTTGAAAGTTTAATTTTGGAGGAAATTTCTTCTTCAAGAGCTTTTTTGTATTCTTCTTTTTCTTTCTCAAATGAAACAACGGTGGCTAAAGCGTTTGGAATAGCGGGTCTTACATAACTACCCAAAATTGTTATTCCTTCAAAACGATAATCAACTAATTCAACTAATCCATTGTCCATGGGCTTAATTGCGTAAACGCTTATTTCAACACTAACAGGTTTTTTTCCACCATCACGCTTGAAAATATCAAGCAGTGGACCAGTATATCTTTTCCATACATAAGCGTTTGTAGATAACATTGTTCTACCGTCTGAAAGCTTTTTTGCTTTAATGGTCGATTTTTCTGGCACAAAACCACATGGAACTTCTTCATCGTCGTGAGTATATACATCGTCTAATACTTCGTCATATTTCCAAACAAGTGGACATTTTTTAATTGTGTCTGCTGTTCTTATTAGCGTATCTTCTGAAACCCATGTATCGTGAAGATTTTTTCCAGAAGCAAAAAAATCTAAAGATAAAACGGCAAAATTAGAATTAGGATTTTCTTCAATCATTTCCACATTTTCAATCGAAAAACTATATTTTTTTATATTCAAATTTTATACCTCCTTTCTGTGAAATTTTCCTGTTAGTTTTTATTAAAAAAAGCCAAAACTTTCAACATAATTGGCATTTCTTTTAAACATTTTTTTAACTTATCGTTGTTTATAAAATACCATATTCGTTTGTTTTTACTATATCCCAAAACGGGAAGTTCACACTTAAAAACAAGATATCTCATAATTTTTTCATTACAACTATATAAATTTTTTAGAATTTCCGGGTTTGTTATCATTTTATTATACCACCCCTTCCTACATTAGATGCTGTTTCTCTCGTTTTTGCTCCTTCTTCTCCCAAATCTTTAAGTTCTTTTTGGGGTCTTCCCGGACTGTCTTTTTTGTTGTTTTCTTTGTCTCCTTTGGATGCTTGTGGTTGTTGATTGCCGATCATTGGTTGAGGCATAAATTCTTGTATTTGTCTTTGGCTTTCAACGGCAGGTGGTGTTAGCATTTCTATAAATTTTTGTGAAGAAGCCAATTTCATATGCATCATAAAATGATGTGGTTTCATGCCGTAAGCAGCGGCGATTTTTTGAGGAAGAACAATGCCTTTATCGAAAAGTGTCATTACTTGATTTATTCTTGTTTGTCGGTTTGTTGAAAAATCCGTACCTTCAAAAGAGAAAAAATAATTATAACGAGTTTTCTTTATCTCTTTAACAATATAATTCATATAATCTTCGAATTGTTCATAAAGAGATTTCATCATTTGTTCATCAACATCCAAACTAAGCTGTGTTTCAATTGCATTTGGTTTTATGCTACTGCTGAAAATAAGATTTGTATTTATACCACTTGAAGCTAATGCTGTTCTCAAGTATTTATCATAAAGATCGTTATCCCCCTCAAATTCAATTCCTTTAATATCATTCAAAGGTAAAGAACCAACTTTTACAGAATCCGATAAAGCACTTTTTACTAAATACATAAATTTCCCTAAAATTTTCGGACTGATTGCAAGACTATCTCTAACTGTTGCTTTTATTTCCTTATTTAGAAAAGGAACTTCACCCATAACCAATTTATTTGCTGAAGCCATGTTTATATTTTTTTGCAGATTACGCATAAGACCTTGTAAAATTAAATCGTTAAACAAGGGACTAAAATAGGGAAGTCTTGTTGTTAATTCTGGTGAAAGTTTAAAACATACACCGATAGTTATCGGAATATCAACCCAATTAGACCAACTTGATTTTCCACGCAGTTCTGCCGAAATACTTGGTTTATAAGTATTGTTTCCTCTTTTTTTATTTAATTCGTTTTTCTTTTCTTTAAAAAAGGACGGATACATTTCTATATCAACGCCGGTTTTATCAAACCAACTCATATCAAAACTGAATAGAAAACCTTTTGACCATCTTCCTGTTATTTTACAATGTTCTGGTGGTAATTCTTGTAAAACATAGCTATTACCCAGGTCTCTAAATATACCAAAATAAGCTTCATTTCTCAACATTTCTCTAGTTGCAATTTTGAATTCTTTTCTATAATCAAAGCCATCCAGAAATTCCTCTACTTTTCTGGCATCTTCTTCAAATCTAGGTTTCCCGTATTCTTCCTCTCTTGCGTCATTTACATAAGTAATGTCAAAGGAAAGCATGTTTGATAAATAGGTTATTAGCCTTTTATAAACCATAGAATTTAATTCAAAATCTTGTGAATATTCTCGAAGTTCTTTTTCGTGTTCTTTCGGATTTTGTAATGCTTTTTCAAGAGAACTTGCTGTTGGTGCTCTGGGGTTGAGATTTAATTGCTTCATTCTAGCATTTATCATACTAGGAGAAAGATAACTCATTCCCGTTAGTTCTCTAGCAAAAGAAATTACATCCCATACTTCTTGTTCTGTAAGAAGAACTTCCTCTTCTTTTTTTTCATTTTCTTCTGTTTTATCTGTCATCCATATTCCTCCTTTTTAGTAAACCAATGTTACTCCGAATAAAGCATCCTCATTATCCTTAGAGCTATATGCTTCTCCCAAAAGTTCTGCGTCTAAAAGAGATACATAATAATTTAAATAACTGCAAGCAGTATACCTATCTTTTCTAGCACCTTCTGGTTCTACAAGTTTTATTAAACCAGCTGCTCCAGTCGTTGCCATTTCCAAAGATATACATTCATTTACTAATAGACTTGTTTGCATGTGTGATTGTAACAAATAAGCTCTTTTTTCTAAATCATATTGATCTAAAATATCTTTGTTTCCGGAACGAATAAGAAATTCTTCTTCGGTATTATCGTCTACTAAAAATGATACTAATTTGCTTTTCAGTCTTTCTCTAAATTTAACAGCGATATTGGAATTCAACGTTGCTGTAGCGTGAATTGGGAACACACACGGTTTTGCTTCTTTGGCTAAAGTTCTATTTGTTAAATCTTCAAATTGTTTATCTTCGACGTATTCAGAATTCATAACGGTATAACCCTCATATTCGAGATTTCTTATTTCGTCTTTTGTCACAGAAGATAGGGCATCAAAAACAGAGATACCGGCATTTGCGATATCCAAAACCAAAATATCTGCTTTGAATTCTTCAAATATTTGTTTTATTCTTAATGCTTGTATATTTGTATTTTTGCCATTATGTGATTCCAAATAAACAAATTCTGTTTTCCAACCTTTTACTGTTGGCAAAAGTCTAGCACAAACAATAATTGTATTATCGTTTGTTGAACCAGCCCTCATAGCCACATCAACGCCTATTATTCTTTTTTCACCACTGATTTTTGGTATATTATAAATGTTTTCTTCTTTAGCAAGAAAAATCTCATCTGTAATTGGTCGCCAACTTCGCTTTATATCTCTATTAAATAATTTTAATTTGAAAAAAGATAAAGCAGAAGAGCCGTATGGAATATTTCCATATTCCATAATAAAAGTTATTGGATCAATTTTATCTCTTTCTCTATTTATTTGTTTTGCTGTTTTAATATTGTGTTTAATTGAAATTTGATAATCTAAAAATATTACCATGACATCGGGATCATTGTTCGCCATTTTCTTTATAAACATTTTTATTTCAGGATACCATTCGTATGATTTATAATGAGCACTACTAATAATTATTTCTTGTGGTTCTTCCCGCAATTCTTTTATATTGCTATATTTCGTTTTGTTCATATATGGGGGAGTACGACTGACCAAGAAAGGACGAATGATAGCATCAATTATTTCATTTGGGATAAGTCGTCTTTCTTCTAAAATTGTAATATTACTACGATGACCTCTTCCCGCTTCGCCAGAAACAACAACATTTATCTTGGAACCATTTTTGAAACTTATAGCCCATTTATTTTGATTAGTAACAATTCTCGATATTTCCCTGTTTATATTGGGATGTTTGTAGGCTAATGTTTTACATTTT